CATTACAAGCATCCAGAGTGTCGCAATGCTAACTCTATCGGTATTGAGTTGTGCGTCCGCAATAAGGGCAGTAAAGCTGATACAAGCCGAGACTGGTATTTTGAGGATGCCACAGTTGCAAGTGCTATCCAATTGACACGGGAGCTTATGGCTAAGTATGGAGTGCCAGCAGATCATGTTATCCGACATTACGATGTAACTGGTAAGATATGTCCGAATCCATACGTGTACAATCACACAAAGCATACATGGCAAGATTTTAAGGCACAGATCAGCGGACAGCAGTCTATACCGACACCACAACCGGCACAGGCAAGTGCATGGAAGCCCATGGGCACAGCGACATGTGGCGGGAATAGCGTGCGTGTAAGACAGTCTCCGGGAGGGGCAATATTACTATCTCTTAACAAGGGTAACCGGTTTGAGGTTGATGGTCAGACCTCTGGTAGTTGGACACGCGTTAAAGTGCAGTCTATAATAGGATGGATGGCCACACAGTACGTTATACCGGACAAGGTGCAGACTGTACAGCCAGCACAAGCGGCGCAGTCAGTCCCTGCAACAAACAATCCAATTGTCAGAGACGGGCAGATACACTGCAATAACTTCTGCAATGCAGGACTAAAAGAGGATGGAATCCGGGGGGCTGCGACGGTCAGAGGCGGCGTTATGGTGCTCCAGCAGGCAGCTAACATGGATTATGGTGTCGGGCTTAAGGTAGACGGTATCCCGGGAGCCAAAACGGATGCAGCGCTGAGCGGTCATACTGTCCGGATCGGGGAGTCGCAGGAGATGGTACGCGCACTACAGATATTACTTATGCTGCGTGGATACAATCCTAATGGTGTGGACGGCAGCTTTGGTGCCGGCTGTGATGCGGCAGTGCGGCAGTATCAGAGTGCACATGGCCTTACTGTGGACGGTATTGCAGGATATAATACTTTTAAGAGTTTGATTTCCTAATTTGATAGCCCCTCGGGGCTTTAATCAAATGTCGCCTATAATTAGGAAGAGCTTTTTACAGTTCTTGACTAACATTTGACTAACAAAGTTATAAAAAGATAGATTAAACTACAAAAGTTAGAAAAAGCAAAACCTGTAAAAACCGCATAAAATCAACGTTTTTGGAAAAAATGAAAAGTTATAAAGAGCAAAATCTAAAGTTCGGGACGCAGAGGTCGTGGGTTCGAATCCCGTCGCTTCGATTAAAAAAAGCCTGTAAATACAAGGAAAAGCGAAGGTTACTCCATTTTGTGGGGTGGCCTGTTTTTATGTCTTGACTAACAATTGACTAACGTTGCTTATTTTGCACTTTTAAACATCCCACCAAGTGAATCTGCTGCTGCTTCATCTTTTTTGCGAAGGGCGTGCGCATAGATGTCCATCGTGGTGGAAATCTCCGAGTGTCCCAGCCTGGATGATACCGTTTTTAAGTCTACCCGGTCAGCGATCAGCAAGGTGGCGGATGTGTGCCGAAGTCCATGCAAGGTTATTTCTGGTAGTTTCTCTTCGTGATCCGGATCCGCATTGTATCGTTTTATAATTTTCTTAAACGCATGATTGGGCGTGCTGATATCCATCTGTGCTCCGTTATCTTTTGTGAATATATGCCCTTCACCCTGCCAATATGACCCCAAGGACAGTCTCTCCACGTTCTGCGCGGATTTATATTGTTTGAGCATCTTCATCACATCCAGGGGCATTGAGACCGTTCTGACAGATGAATAATTTTTAGGAGCTTTGGTAATCTGCCCCTGTTTTGTTCTTGCAGCCGACTTTGTAATACTGATTGTATTATTTTTAAAGTCTACATCACTCCATGTTAAGGCAATCGATTCGCCTAACCGGAATCCCCCAAACAGCGCGAGAAAGAAAAATATCTTTTGCTGTAGCGGGACAGTATGCGTTTCAAAGTGCCTGGCTGATGGCGAACCATCTTTTCTTATTCTGCCGCCGCTGGATGTCGTATACTCTTCATCGAGATAATCCAGAAATATTTTTGCTTGTTCCAACGTAAAGTATTTTATGTCCGCAGCCGATCTGTCCGGCTTGGGCGGTTTGACCCTTTTGCAGGGATTAGACTCTATCAGCTGCCATTGTACGGCGGTATTCAGAGTGCTGCTGATGATTTGATGGATCCGCTTGATTGTGTTTGCCTTATAGGGTTTTTTCTTTCCTTGAACGGTATATCCGTCTTTTAACAGCTTGTTATAAAAATCCTGAATGTGCAGCGGACGTATTTGGCTTAACTTCAGGTGCCCGATTTCGGGCACGATAAGATTATTCAGGGAGCTTTCACAACGTTCGATTGAGGTCTGTTCCATTTGCTTTTGTGCGTAGTCTTTCAGCCAAAGCTCAACATAATCTTTATAAAGCATTTTACCGCCATTAAGATATTGCCCGGATATAACCTTATCTTCGAATTCAACTACAAATTTTTCCAGGGCTTTTCGGTTTTGCCGCTCGGTCTTGTCCGGATCCGGAATAAACGTAGCAGTCTCTATAATCTGCGTGCCGTCCGATTTTCTGCCGTTACTGACGGTTATTTGATATCCTTTTCCGCGTTTTCTTATACTGGCCATAATATCCTCCTTTAAAATGGGTATAAAAAATACACCTGTACAGGTGCGGGAGGCTTGTGGTACAATATATGTGTTGAGTATATGTATCGGCCTTGCGCCTGTACAGTATCTATGTGAAGCCGTTCCTGTTGGCGCAGGGGCGGTTTTTGTTTTGCTTATTGTAGATTATTTTGCCTTATTTTTTAAATTAGTTGCCTTTACAGTTCTATTTCTAAAATATTCTTTTCTATTCGACTGTGCTAAATTTTGAATGGCTTTATCGGCAACCCGTATTTCATCATCATACATCTTACGCTTACGATATATAATACACAGACGTTTATATGGATGACTGCCCTCAAATCTGTGAGTGACATTATATTCATAAAGAGATACGGCCGCATCTACGTTCCCATCCTTTTCGAGATTCATGCCTACCAGATTGTTATTAACAGGGTCAGAAGAGGGAGGTACGTTTTTGATTTCCTCCATAACTTTTTTAATTTCTTTATTGTGCCCTGAGTTTTTAGAATGCGAAACGATGACGGATTGATGTTTTTCAATCATTGCATCTCCTTTTCCTGTGGGTTTTGCATCTTCAAGATATCCATTCTTTGCTAGAAAGTCTTTCTCAGCCTCAAAATTTATACCATATTTATATTCAAAATACGCCGGAACTTTCTTGTTTGCATATTTTCCCAACCAATATAGCATGTAGACATGCCCGGGCAAGAGTCCATCATCGTACCTGGTCATTGTCACCCCTTGTATAATATTTTGTTTTGGAAACATCTTAACTTTTTCAGCCCAATCCTTCATATCTCTATCATCAGAGATATAGGGCTTTACTTCATAATCAAAATAATATTTTTGTAGAAATAAGTTTTTCCTGAGGGAACCCTTCCCTGATTTTGATAAAAAATTTAGAAAGCCCATTTAAATACCCCCTGTTTTCATCTTAATTACAATATTAGTCAGGTTGTTTATCCGGCACGGAATCTATTTATAAATTATTGTAAATATTTTGAAGATTCTCGTTAAATGCTTCAAGTATATTTTTGGGCATCTCAGTAATATCAGGTATCTTGTTTTCACTCGAATATTTAATTCTGTAGGAATAATGGTTTTCTTTGTGCAAGGCTGCTTTGTCTGGTGAAACTTTATAGGTATCATCTTGCTTTATTCTAACACTGCTTGATAGTTCAGCTTCAGAAAATTCATATTTGTTTCCTTCATTTGTTCCAAAAAAATAAATTCGATTTCCACCTATGTCCGAGAAACCATAATTAACAAGTGTTTCAAAATCCATACTATTATCGCCGCATGACAAATACAAGTCTGGATTGATGACGGTGCCGTTATATGTAGTTTCCGTCTTATCTTTATCTATCCAATGTTTTTCGGTTTCGTTTAGACCCCTAATATTGATAGAAATTGTCCCGTAGATATTCCATTCGTTATCCCGAAAAGATTGATATAAATTTACGCCATTTAATTGTATAGTGGATTTGTTTAATTCCATATTGGCTGGCAATTTCTCAATCTCCACTTCTTTTCCGGTATCTGATCTTTTGCCACATCCACCAAGCATTATTCCCAAAAGTATTATGCATCCAGATATTAATAATTTCTTCTTCATTGAGCTTCCTCCTTTTTATTTTAATCTTAGGTCAATAAGTTCCATTGGATATCCGGTACATCTGCAAAACTGGTCTTTGGTGCACCCGGCGAAATCATTCAACATGTCCTGCGTGATTAAAAGATATGCTGCGAACCAATTTGCTTGTCTTTCGGTCTTGCTCGTCAACATTAAGGTATGGTGCGCCATAAAGCAGCAGTTTTCTTTCCAGTGCAGGACAGCATGTCCAAGCTCATGGGCCATTACAACACTTAAAAACACTTCGTCTTTAATGCCCGAATTCAGAAAAATACATCTGGTATGCGCCAGATACTTATACATTCCAGAGTATTTTCCCAGCGGCTCAAAGAACACTTTAATCCCCAATATTTCAGCAATTTTGAATGGGTCATTAGTTTCAAAATGCTTCAAATAATACATTATAAGTCTTTTAATTCTCTTGTCCAACAAAGTCACCCCGGTCACTTTTTATTCTTATTAGGATTATACTTCTCCTTGTTAATTATTTTTAGCTGCTTCATAGCAGATTCCAGAGCATTTTCCAGTAAAGACAAAGACATCGGATCTACCTCCTCACCATTATAATACAACGGCCCGTCATTCTGGTCTTTGATATCTTTCATTATAACATCCAGTTTCTTTTTAATATCTCTTTCGTCTTTCGGCGTAAGCACTAGTTCTTTTTTATCAGTTTCTTTTCCAGTCAATACATAGTCGATCGTTACCCCAAAATAGTCAGCGATAATTTCAGCAAGTTCAGTTCCACATTTAGAATCTTTCTTTTTCCATGTGCTGATCGTTGATGAGCTTACCCCTGTATCCTTGCAAAATCTATATGCAGTTATCCCCTTTTCTTTTAGTAATTTCTCAAATATCTCGTACATAATGCTCCCTTCTAAAATTATTTCTGCAAAACGAGATAAAAGCTATTGACTAACTCGGTATAACGTGCTATAGTATGCTCATAGCTTGGTTAAACGAGATAACAGCTCTTAATCAAGAAGTAATTCGGTTGAATAATATAGTTCGTTCGACAAACATACTATATCACTAAACCGAACCAAACACAAGTATAAATTTATAATAAAAAGGAGGTGTAGTTTTGTCTAAAATGTACACTTGCGCGGATGTAGCCCAGCGTTACGGCGTGAAGGTTATTACTGTATGGGATTGGATTCGCAAAGAGAAACTGTCTGCAATAAAGATTGGAAGGGATTACAGAGTCTCTGAGGAAGACCTTAAAGTGTTCGAGGAAAATAATCGAACTACAAGAAAACAATCGAATATTTCTTAGAATAACACAATAGCTGTCCGATAAAAAGGACAGGAAAGGAGGTGCAAGAGATGTTAAGACATTTTATAACGAAACATAGAGAAAATGGAAAACAATATGCAGAATCTTGGCTACAGTTCAATATTTTGGGGAAATGCTTTTGCTTTTCAGAGAAAAGAATTGAAATATAAAAGCCACCATCCTAAGACAGTGGTTTCTGTGGAAGAGGAGGATAAATGAAGAATAAATTTGAGCAGCGTTTAAAAGAACTTGAGAGAAAGTCAAAGTATTACGATCTAGCAACTGAAAAAGTAATCATCAATGAGGACTTAGAAAAAGATATTGACGATATCTGGGTGGAAAGTAATTTCGAAGAACTAAATAAAAAAGTAGACGCTTCGAAAAGCGCCTACAAATTCATTACCGTAGCCCTTGTATCCGCCGTTTTAGTTTTTGTTCATCAGCTATTTTCTTTCCAACGACCCGACTAAGTTCCGTGGAATTTCCGAATCTGTAAAGGACGTCCGTCAAGATATCTTCAAGTTCGGATTTTGAAATAGTGTCGCCTTTTGAATGGGCTGTAATACTTTTTGAGACGATACTTCTTACATCGTTTTCAAACATAGCCACGCCTCCTTTCTTCGACTGGTGCTGGAACATCGGTCGATAATACATGATATTGTGCGAATATGCGTTCGCTATACAATATATAGTATCACATAGATAGGAGGAAATCAATGGATAAATATGAATTATCTGAAATTCTAAGAAGAGAAAGGACGAATCAAGGACTTACAATTAAGCAGCTGGCTGAAAAGGCGGGGGTTACTACAAGAGCGATTGATTACTGGGAGGCAAAGCAAAAGGTAATGTCAATTGAGAGTGCAGATAAGATTTTTAAAGCACTAGGAATCAGCATAACAATAGGCTATGAGCCAGAAAAGGAGGTGTGAGAGATGACTCTTATTATTATTCAAATTTGGACTTTGGTAATGCAGGTATTCATATTGATTTCAATAATTCAGATGACAGCAGGGAATTTCAAAGAAGATAGAGCCCGAAAAAAAAGGTACAAGACTCACAGATCAGTAAAGGCGGTTTGCCCTAAATGCAACTATGGACATTTTCGAAGGTACATAATTATAAAACCCAAAACTGGAAAATGCCCATATTGCGGGGCTGACGTCAAGTATAAAAAGAAGAAATACAACGTGGGTTACAATTACCGGTAATTGTCTGGGATGGAAGTTTCTTGATGGCTTTTACCGCCAACTGCAAGTCCAAATATATCACCATTATCTTGATAGGAGATGTCGTAAAAATTGCCCCAACTAAGGTGCATTTAAATTTTGTATATTTTCCTTGAAGTGGTTACAAAGAGCTCCACGTCTTTATTTCCAATGATAAATGAATCATCTCCGCCTTCATGGAAAGCAAAATAACCGCCAAATGCGCTATAAGGCTCTATGACAAAAGGAGTGGTGATTGAAAGAGCATCGTAATCAATTTCATATTTCCTGGATATTCGATTGGTTGATGCTACATTGGCAGAATCAATGGTAAGGAACCCGTCACTATAGCCTTCAGAAAGATGAGTGGAGGAATAGTCTCCGGATTCATAAAGTCTCAAATTCAAGATTGATATTGGGAGGGCGGACTCGTTTGAAAATGTCAGATACAAGTAAAACAATTTATCTGCATTGTTTGAAATTTTCTTCTGTGGAGTGATGATTAATTTCATTTTCTCATTTTTGCATCGAGCAACTTCGTTTTTAACAAGTATGGATACAGATATCGTAGAAAGTAAGCAAGAAACAAGAGCAATAAATACATTCATAAAAAGTACCCCCATATATATGTTTGATGAAAGAATTTTATCATAGCGGTGGAATTAATACAAGGATATTTACAAGGACTATAAAAGGAGAAGGAGGTGTGAGAGCCATGACAATCCCAACAATGATGACCATCCAGGAGACAAGCAATGCAACCGGTATCAGCTACGACCGGATTCGGAAGATGTGCTTGCAGAATAAGATTGTGTACTGCAAGTCTGGTAAAAAGTACTATATCAACATGGAGAAGTTCGTAGAATATCTGAACAAAGGAGATGGACAAGATGAAGCAGATAATCCTATACCTTAAAGCAACAGTCCTATCCGGCGCCGCAGCATTATTGTTGATGGTATCGCTGCTGTATGCCGGCGTGGAGGTGCTAGACGTATTTTTTTGGATGCTGCTTACGTACTTTGGGCTGTATTTTGGGGCGCTAGCAGTAATCGAGGAAAGGAGAGAACGTGACCATTAAAGAGAAAATCGCAGTAATCATGGAGTCCATCAATACCAGGGTATATGCGATACAGCCGGAAGAGGAAGACGGTTGGCAGGTGGCTATCTATCACGCACTGTGTGATATCGAAGAAAAAAGCCCTGAGAGCGGCAACTCTCAGAGCCAGTAACAAAGAAAATAAATCATGCCCTTATTATAAGAGAAATTTGGAGGGATTGCAATGGAAGAAGCAAGGAAAAAAGAATTACTAACTTGGATGGACACGCAAATTGCCATCCGTGTGCAGATGAAGAAAGAGAGATGTTGCGGTGATACCGTGGTAGCTTGCTGTGAATCGATGTTAAATGGTGTGCAAATCTACACCGGGATACAGGAACTTTCGCGAGCGGCAGGAGGGGAATTGAAATATATTTCAACGGAATATTTAACTGAATTTCATTTTATTTATAAAGAAACAAGATTTTTTCAACTTATTTATGAAAAAGTCAGTTTTACAGAGATGTTGAAGGAGGGACAAACGAATGAACAATAAAGCGTGTGAAATCAAGGCAGGGGATACCCTTTGTATTGAATACGGGGCACCAGACAACTTCGTGAATTTTAAAGTCAGAGCGGTATTTTCTACGGATAGCAAAACTATGGTTCTGACAGATTCGAAAGTTGGAAGCGAGACCTTTGTTTTAGATCCGGAAACGGAAGTGATCATGATACCAAATGTCTGATGCATACACCATAATCGACACAAAGAATCATGATGCCTGGCTGAAAGCCCGCACCTATGGAATCGGTGGATCCGATGCCGCAGCTGTCCTGGGACTGACCCCATACAAGACCAACTCAGAACTATATGAGGAAAAGACAGGGCAGTGGACTCCGGAAGATATTTCGGACAAGCCTTATGTCAAGTATGGTACGATGGCCGAACCATTGATCCGGAAGCTTTTCGCTCTGGATTATCCGGAATACAAGGTTAATTATCATGAAAACAGAATTTTGAGAAGTAACAAATATCCTTTTATGCAGGCTTCACTGGATGGAGAACTTACCGATCAGGACGGCCGCCGGGGTATTTTAGAGATTAAGACCAGCAACATCATGAATGGCAGAATGTTTGATCAGTGGAAGGACAGGATACCGGATAACTACTACATACAGGTACTACATTATTTACTGGTTACCGGCTATCAATTTGTAGTGCTGCGAGCTCATCTGAAAACAGACTGGGGCGGTGCGGATCGGCAGACATCGGTCCGGCATTACTTTATCGAACGTTCAGAGATTACTGATGATCTGGACATGCTCCTGGAAGCGGAGCAGAGATTTTGGAACTGTGTGGAGAGCGGCAGGAAACCGCCGCTGATATTACCGGAAATTTAGGAGGATTATATGGAACTGAGAATTATGAGTCCACAGGAAAACGAATTTGTGAAAGAAATTCAGTGGAACAATGAGGAACTGAAGCAGGAAATTACTGCAACAATGCAGGAATACAAAAGCCTTGCTTTCACAGAAGACAATATTAAGGATGCGAAAGCAGACAGGGCAAAGTTGAATAAACTGAGAACAGCCTTTGAGAACGAGCGCAAACAGATCAAGAAGCAGTGCATGGAGCCATATACCAAGTTTGAAAAACAGGTAAAAGAAATTGTCGCACTGATAGATGAACCCATTGCTCTAATTGATTCACAGATCAAGGAAGTTGACGACCAGAAGAAATCTCAAAAGCAGAAAGATATTGAAGAGTTGTTTGGATCCCTTGGTTTTCAGAACTTTGTAACTCTAGATAAAATATTTGATCCGAAATGGTTAAATGCTTCGGTGACGATGTCAAAGATTGAAGAACAGATGAAGACCCAGATGTTCCAGATCGGACATGAGCTTGAAACAATCCGGAAGCTTCCAGAATTTGCTTTTGAAGCAAAGGCGCTATATAAGAAAACACTGGATATGAATCAGGCAATCCAGGAAGGTCAGAGACTGGCGGAGATACAGAAACGTAAACTTGCCTATGAGGCTGAGCAGAAGGCCATAGAGGAAGAGCAGAAGGCCATAGGAGAATCACAGAAACGTCAGAAAGCTGCAGAGTTGAAAGCTCAGGAGACAGTTCCTGAGCCACTAAATACAGAAGAAAAGCCCGCAGTTAAAACACAGAAAAATCAGAAGACAGATCCAATCATGAGCATTGATTACAGAGCATGGGGCACAAGAGAGCAGCTGATGGGGATCCGTCAGTACATGATTGACAACAACATCAAATTTGGGAAGGTGGAATAAGACATGGCAGTACAGAACAGTTTAGCAAAGAAACAGCAAAAGACAGGAATGGCAACATACCTAACACAGGATGCAGTCAAGAAACAGATAAATAGCATCGTAGGTGGGAAAGATGGAGCACGCTTTATCTCCAGTATTGTATCAGCAGTGCAGACGACACCGGCGTTGCAGGAGTGTACAAATCCCAGTATCTTATCGGCGGCGCTTCTAGGAGAGGCATTAAATCTTTCTCCTTCCCCACAGCTGGGGCAATACTACATGGTGCCATACAATAACCGCAAAACCGGTCATAAGGAAGCACAGTTTCAACTTGGATATAAAGGGTATTTGCAATTGGCCGAGAGATCCGGATACTACAAGAAGCTGAATGTTATAGAAATTAAAGATGGAGAGCTGATCCGGTATGATCCATTGGAAGAGGAGATTGAAGTCGATCTCATTGAGGACGATGTGGTTCGGGAAGAAACGCCAACTATCGGATATTATGCGATGTTCGAGTATGCGAATGGGTTTCGAAAGACGATGTACTGGTCAAAGAAAAAGATGCTGGCACATGCGGACCGCTACAGCCAGGCATTCCACCTAAACGCCGTAGAGAACAGTAATCCAAAGCGCAGCAGGGTTTCCTTTGAAGATTTCGAGAACGGGAATTTTCCAAAAAGCGATGAATGGAAGTATTCATCGTTCTGGTACCAGGACTTTGATGGAATGGCAAAGAAGACAATGCTAAGGCAATTGATCAGCAAATGGGGCATCATGAGTATTGACCTCCAGAACGCATTTGAAAAGGATATGGCAGTGATCAAAGATGATGGACAACCTGATTACGTTGATAACGAACCACAGGAGGATGATGTGGTAGAAGATCAGGAGTACAAAGAATCAGAGACACAGGAAGCACAGAAACAGCCCGAACAGGCTCCGCAGGAAAAAGATCAGGGACAGCAGATGAGTATGGAAGACGCATTCTTTAATTGATTCAGACTCGTAAGCGATCTATTTAGATCATTTATATATCATGGAAAATAAGCATATGCCTGCTGGATCACGAGTGCCGGCAGGCGGAAAGGACAAGACAATGGAAAGCGTTGTATTTAAAGTTCCTGGAAAGCCTCAGGGCAAGGCCAGGGCAAGAACTGGATACAATCCAAAGATTGGTAAGGTAACATCTTATACACCTGGTAAGACAGTTTTGTATGAGAATTACATAAAGACCTGCTATATGCAGGCCACAGATGTAATGTTTGATCAGGAGGAACCTCTTTCCGTATATATCAATGCATGCTTTGAGCCTACCAAGAGTACATCAAAAAAGCAGCGTAAAAGAATGTTGAATGGAGAGGTCCTTCCTACGAAGAAACCGGATGTTGATAATATTGTAAAAGCGGTGCTGGATGCACTGAATGGATTGGCCTATAAAGATGATACTCAGGTTGTAAACGTTGCAGCAAATAAAACTTATGGAGAAAGGGCCTTCACAGAAGTAGCGATTGTAAGTATAGAGAAGTAGGTGATTGTATGGCAAGACCCCGGCAAAAGGGTAACCAGTACTTTTCTTTAGATGTGGACTTTTTCTCAGATAAAAAGATCAAAATATTAAAAGCACGGTATGGTGCAGATGGAATTACTCTTTATATGTACCTGCTGTGTGAGATTTACAAAAGTGGATATTATTTAGAAATAGATCAGGATTATACGTTCATTATTTCAGATGATCTGAATATGAACTGCGATAAGGTGAAGCAGGTTTTGACATTCTTATTGGAACGGTCGATGTTTGATAAACAGCTTTTTCAGTCGGACGCTGTCTTAACCTCAGCCGGAATACAGAGACGGTATCAGCTCATGGTTAAAAGCAGAGCAATGAAAAATCCCGTCAAAATTGAAAGGTACTGGCTTCTTTCAAAAGAAGAAACGGAAACCTTTATTAAAGTGAACTCTTCTTTAAATAATTCCATGAATAATGAAAGTTATTCCAAGAATAACGATTCAAATTCCGAGAATAATGCCACAAAGGAAAGTAAAGGAAAAGAAAGGAAAGGAAAAGAAAAGAAACATATAGAGACGGCTCCGCCGGCTGACTTATTTAATAATCAGTCTCTCGAAAATGCTTTTCAGCTGTTTATCACTTGTAGGAAGCAGAATGGTCAAAAGTTATCAGTAGAACAAATTCGGTTGTTAAGACAAGAATTATCATCTATGGGAACTGATGACCAGGAACGAATAGAAATAGCAAACAAAGCTACTGTAAGCGGATGGAAAAGCTTTTATCCTTTAAAAAAGTCATCCGGAAAGAACCAGCCATCAAAAAAGAATAAATTCAATAACTTTCATCAACGAGACTATGACTATGAAAAACTTGAATCTCAGTTATTGAACAAATAGGGGATATGCACATGAAGAAAGATAAAAAGAAGAAATTGGAGGAGACACTGATCCAGGACTATCAGAGGTGGAACGATTTATATGAGGTTGGAGGCTCTGATCCGTATTACGAGGATGGCAGAAATTTAAACCTGATCCGTAATCAGATCATGGCTGATAAAGCGCAGCTAAAGAAGCTGCAGTATTTTCCGGAAGTTTATCACTGGGAGCTTCCACCGGAGATGTCAGACACATTTATGGTCAGAGGTAAGGAGATTCGAAAGAATGCAAAAAAGAATCTGGAGATCTATGAGAGCGATGAGAATTATCATTATCTGCAGGCACACAAGAAAGATCTGACAGTACAGCAGAAGCAGGAGTCTCGAATAACAGCTGTTACGGGATCCGTAGACGCACTGATTATCTTTATCATTGCAGATGATTTGGTCGGTATGAGGCGATATGAAACGATGAATTTACAAGAGGAGTTTGCAGAATGCAGGAAGGAAGTAGAGAAACTGATGACAGAAGAAAAGCCGGAAGAACCTGAGAAACTAGGTCAGCTTAGTATTTTTGATTTTATTTAGGAGGAATAGAGTATGGAAGGTTTACAGATATTTACAAGTCCAGAATTTGGACAGATCAAGGCAATTGAGGTTGATGGGCGTCCCTATTTTTTAGGGAAAGAGGTAGCAGATGCCCTCGGATACCAAAACGGTAGTCGAGATATCAATAGACATGTTGACAACGAAGATAGGCTGACTCGGTGTTTTAACGACTCAGGTCAAGGCAGATACATGACGATAATTAATGAGTCTGGTCTCTACAGCCTGATTCTTTCCAGCAAACTGGATTCTGCAAAGAGGTTTAAGCATTGGGTAACAGCTGACATACTCCCTACGATTCGAAAGCATGGGATGTATGCAACGGACGATCTGCTGAATGATCCTGACTTAGCGATCAAGGCATTTACAGCCTTGAAAGAGGAACGAGAGCGCAACAGGCGATTGATGGCTGATAATGGTCGGATGAAGCCAAAGGAGATCTTTGCAGATGCGGTTTCTACCTCGGATGATGTTATTCTGATCGGAGCCCTGGCGAAAATTATCAAGCAAAATGGTGTTGATATTGGTCAGAAAAGATTATTTGAATGGATGAGGGGTTCCGGTTACCTTATGAAGTCAGGGAGAGACCGTAATCTTCCTACTCAAAAAGCTATGGATTTAGGGCTATATCAGATAAAAGAACGGACAATCAACAATCCAGATGGATCTGTCAGGATTACAAAGACAGTTCTGGTTACTGGGAAAGGGCAGCAGTACTTTATTAATAAGTTTTTACGGAGGAGAAATCACTATGAAATGGATATCGGTTGATGAGCAAGTCCCAAACAATGGAGAAAGGGTACTTGCAAAGATCAGGCATCATGCATGGGTGTCAGATTATAATTCGAATTTTCCAGATAGCCAGAAGAAATTCCATGGAGAGACTGTAGAGATCTGTGAGGTTGTGTTTCTGGATGGGGAATGGACCTACAGAGATAGTGAATGCGAGTACGAGGTAGTAAGTTGTACATGGAATGGTGTTGAAGTCCTGCCAGAACCAAGAGATGAAATAATTGCATGGGCGCCTATGTGGCGTGTAGCGTATAAGGGGGATGAGCAGATGACGAGTCTGGATGTGCGGACACAAATGACGATAGTAAAAGACCTATGCAGCCGCTGACGTTTTATCCTAACTATGTTTTCTTTCGAGATTGCAAGAGAGGTGGGTATGAAAGCTTTACATACGGGGAGTTATTGGGAATATTATCAGGGACATCAGGAGGAATTTGAGGTGAACAAAAATCAGTTGATGCAGTATAAGGCCCTTATAAAGGAACAGCCAAAGCTGGAGAAAGATCTTGAAAAGCTGTATGATCGACTGGATCAGGTACCAGTGGTATCTGGTAAGATTACAAAATCCAGTGATGACTTTCCATACATTGAGGAGCATATGACAGTAGAGATGCAGGACCCGAAGATATCCGATGAGATCAAGAAGCAGATCAGGATCAAGAAGAAGAGACTGAACAGTGTAGAAGCGGAGAGGACTGCTATAGAACAATTTATTGGAGGCATTCCGGACAGCGTGGATCGTCAGATATTCGAGATGAGTTTTTTGGACGGAAAGAAGCAATGTGAGGTGGCGGATGCGATTGGATACAGTAAGGGTAGAATTTCGCAGAAAATAGCCTGCTATCTCAAAGATTAAACTTATTAAACTTTTAGTATGTTATAATTAGAATGGATTTAGTGGAATTGATTCCTTTTCCATATATACAAAACTCCTTCATAAAATTGAACATCTTCCCGGTTCTGAGACGGCCGGGAAGATATATCAGGAAATAGCTCATTGGTAGTAGCACGGAGAAGGTACCGATAACATGACTCCGAGGCAATAGGTTCGATTCCTATTTTCCTGACTCTCCGCTTATGCGGAGGTACCTCCCCATTTTTAGCGTCTGGCAGACATTACGCGCTGCCGGGTGCTTTTTAATGTTCTTTGTATACATTCTACATTATGTGGAATATTGGAAGAATATGGTTTATAATCAAAGGAAAGTTGAATTGTTGGGAGAAGATTCGGATGTCAAAAAAAACTGTAGAATTTATGAGACTTGAATTAATAGATAGTGACGGAAATAGAATTGGTCATGATAAATTAGAAAATATTTGGCATAATATATTTAATAAATATTGTGTGGACAATGGTTCTTACAGATCATTAGATCTTTCTCCCCAAATAGCGCCAGAGGATATCGAGCCAAAAAAGATTTTGGATTTATTTGAGCATGAAGAAGAACCATACTTATTTGGACGAATATGCAAAAAGAAGTCTAAAAATGCAATGCTAAGACGGGATTATGAAACGCTAAAGGCAACGGAGGTTTTTAATAACAAGGATTCACTTAAGCAGGGTATAGAAGGGTTCACATTTTTTATTATTGATTTTGGAAAAGGTATTCTTACTATTGCGAATACAAAAGATGCACCAGGAGCATCTGTATTAAACAATATATTCGATAATTACAACCAAGAATATACTTTGAAATTTACAAATATACCGAACGAGGATGGCGTGAATGTGCTTTATGGTTCGCAAAATCCGACTGTATCAAAACTGAGATTTGAGATTCCAACTCCAAATGCAGAATTTCTATTAAAAGTTTTGCAATTAGAGGAACCTGTAATACTAGAGATGGCAAAGAATAAAGACCTTATTGCTGATATTGTTATCAAGGCAGCTCCGTATAAAAAATTGGAAACTGACCAAAGTGCCGTAAGACGTATAATTGATATATTAAAAAAGAAAAAAGATAATTACGGTAAAGCAGTGATAACAGGAAAATCAGAAGATTTTAGTACAACAGATTTTGATTTGCATGCAAGATATTTTTCGTACCCGATTGACGTAAAAAATTACAGGCAAAAAAATGGAAAAAAGATTGAACTGGATTTGGGAGAGATTACGGAACAATATAAAAATGGGCTTTTTGAGGCTTACCATATTAATTATAAAATGATATTGGCAATAGCTGATAGGATGGATTAATGAAAAAATTTATTTATAAAAATAATTATTTGGATAAGGTAGTATTTGCTTGCATTTTCTCAATAATAATTTGCATTATAAAAGCTACTTTTGACTTTGAAATTTTAAAGATTCCGACTAAAGAAGTAAGGGGATACCATTCGGATATCCTTACAATAAATTCTATATTTAGCGGGTTCGCTTTAACAAATTTAGGCATTTTATTAAGCATATCGGATGATCAATTGGTAAAAAAATTAGAAGGAACAGATATTCTAACTAAACGAAATACTGTTATTGCGCATTCTATTATTTTTGGAGCAATTTCTATTTCTACGTCTTTACCATATGTTTTAAATTTTAATTTTGATTGGGCGAGAAGTTTATTTGGAAAAAGTATATGGTTTTACAGTAAATACTTTTTCTTTAATTTAGAGATACTCAGCTTGTGTTTTAGCATTTTGTATTTTATTCTATCAATTAGACAAATGATAAAATTATTATCTGTTGTATATGTTCCAAGACCTAAGTTATCCGATAATGATATAGATGAACTAAAACAAAAAATTAATAATAGAAAATAGTAATTAGGCATCCTCCGGGGTGCTTTTTCTATACATAAAATTGACCCAGATTGGAAGGTGAGGTGATGAGCAGTGGACATGAAAACTTAATACCATTTGATAAACGAAGCAAGAAGGAAGTGAGAGAACTTGCCAGAAAAGGCGGAAAAGCTTCGGGTAAGACAAGACGTGAGAAAGCCAATCTAAGAAAGAAAATGAATTGGATTCTAACTATTGAAGCAGATGCAGGAAACCTATCCGATATGCTGAAAGCAAATGGCGGTGAGAGTTCATATGAAGAGATTATAGCCATGGCAATGGTTAAAGAAGCTGGAATGGGCAATGTCCAGGCGTATAATGCTATTAAAGATACTATTGGGCAGAGCAATAAGGATGATCTTGATATAGCCGAACAGGAGAGCAAGATAGAACTGAATCGGGCGAAGAAAGAGACTATGACCGGTGAGAATGAAGAAGACGAGGCTCTTAATAAACTGGATCAGATATTGAAAGAGGTGCATGACGATGCAGTTAAGCAGCAAACAAAATGAATATATTCTGGGCGCATCGCACCGCTGGAACATTAAATCTGGAGCCGTCAGGTCCGGTAAATCGTTTGTAGATACTGCCTACATGATTCCCTCACGGATCCGTGAAAGAGCCGGTGAACCTGGCCTGAATGTGATCCTTGGAGTATCCAGAGAGACGGTAGAACGAAATGTGCTGCAGCCTATGCGGGAGATCTACACGGATCGCCTGATCGGGACGATCAACAACCGAAACATTGCCAGAGTCTGTGGAGAAGATGTCTATTGCCTGGGTGCTGAAAAGGTCAGCCAGGTCGCAAAGATACAGGGATCCTCAATCAAGTATGCTTATGGTGATGAGGTCGCAAAGTGGAATCAGGAAGTATTCCAGATGTTGAAGTCAAGGCTAGATAAGCAGTACAGCTGTTTTGATGGATCATGTAACCCTGAGAACCCTACACACTGGCTGAAACAGTTTATTGATTCGGATGCTGATATCTATCTGCAGAAGTACCGGATTTTTGACAATCCTTTCCTGCCATCAGAATATGTCTATAACCTCTGCAAAGAATATGAGGATACCGTTTACTATGATCGACTGATAGAGGGCTTATGGAAGCGTGCAGAAGGTGCTATCTACCGGAAGTTCGCAGACAAGCCAGAATCATTCATACAAAAGGCAGACAAGGAACATATCACAAGGATAGAAATCGGAGTTGACTTCGGGGGCAATGGATCCGGACATTCTTTTGTGGCAACGGCAAAGTACAAGAGTGGCCGTGTACAGCCGGTGATGAGCGAGCGGCACATGAATGTTGATTATCAAGAAGGAATCGATGCAAACATATTATCAGACCTGATCATAGAGTTCGTTGAGAAGGTAGTTAAGAAATATGGAAAACCGAAAGCCCTGTACTGGGATAATGCAGAAACAGTACTCGGTCAGAGCATCACGAAGGCTTGCAGAAAGCCATTTCCATTTATGGTAGTGCTGCCAGCATGGAAAGAACGAATCAAAGACAGAATCGACTATACAGTCCGACTCATGGGAGCCGGGCTCTTTTCAATCACAGAAGACTGTGAGACACTCTCACAGGCATTACAGGATGCAGTATGGGACACCAAAAGCAATGAGGATGTCCGGTTGGATGATGGCAGCACAGACATTGATTCACTAGATGCTTTCGAATATTCCATTGAACGAGATATGAACAATCTGGAATTGAATCCGGTGAAAGGAGGAATATAAAACATGTTTAAACTGGAAAACAATGAAGAACTGACAGACATAAAGCTGAATGAGTTTCTATCACAGCACACTGCAGAATGCACAAACCGATATTCAAAACTGGAAAAAGCATACAGAACAGACTATCCGATCTTTCACCAGAAGGAAAAGCCGGACTGGAAACCTGACAATCGGATCGCAGTAAACTTTGCGAAATACATTGTTGACACTATGAATGGATTCTTTATTGGGAATCCGATCAAAGTCACTGCGGATGAGGAGAACATCGGAAAGTATATCGAAATGCTGGACCAGTACAATGATCAGGACGACAACAACTCTGAGCTGGCCAAAATCTGCAAGATTTACGGTAAAGGATATGAGATGTACTATGTGGATGATCAGGCCAACATTGGCATTACATACCTGACTCCGATGGAAGCTTTCATGATCTATGATGATTCGATCCTCTGCCGGCCTCGGTATTTTGCGAGACTGTATAAGGATGCCGATGGCGTGCTACACGGAAGTATATCGGATGATACTCGAGTCAGATATTTTACACAGAAAGGTAAGCTTACCTGGGATCCGGAAGATAAGATACATGGATTTGACGGTGTTCCTGCCGTTGAGTACGTTGAAAACGAGGAGCACATGGGAATCTTTGAGCCGGTTCTCAACATGATCAATGCATATAACAAAGCGATCAGTGAGAAATCGAATGACGTGGACTACTTTGCTGATGCCTACCTGAAAGTACTCGGAGCGATTGTGGATGAGGAATCAATCAAGGATATCAGAGATAACAGGATCATTAATTTTCCGGGAGCATTGAAGGATATTCTTCCGGAAGTTGATTTTTTGCAGAAACCTGATGGAGATGCCACGCAGGAACATTTGATTGACCGTTTGGAGAAGTTGATCTTTCAGATCTCAATGGTGGCGAACATCTCTGATCAGAACTTTGGCCAGACAACCGGCATCGCATTAAAGTATAAGCTGCAGGCAATGAGCAATCTGGAAAAGACAGAAGAGCGAAAGTTCACCAGTGGTATGAACCGGAGATACAAATTGATCTTCAGCAATCCGGTATCAGGGATGAAGAAAGACGACTGGTTAAAACTCCATTATTATTTCACTCCGAACTTCCCGGCGAATGTACTTGAGGAATCTGAGATTGCACAGAATATAGACGGTATTGTCTCACAAGAGACTCAGTTATCAACACTATCAATCGTGGACAGTGCACAGAATGAGATTAAGAAGATTGATCAGGAGAAGGAGAAACAGCAGAGTAGTGTGGTGGATCAGCAGTTATTGGAGAGGTTGAACAATGGACAGCAAAACGTATTGGAGCCAGAGGGAAGCGAAACAGCTGCAGAAGAACATAACGGATGAGCTGAAATACAATAAAAAGATCCAGGAGATCTATGATTATATGCTGGACAATGTCCAGAAAGAGATCAATGGCTTTTATTCCCGTTATGCATCAAAAGAGGGAATATCCTTAAGCGAAGCAAAGAAACGTGTCACACAGCTGGATATCGAGGCCTATGAGCGTAAGGCAAAGAGGTATATCGCAGAGAAAACCGTTACTCCGGAAGCAAACGAAGAAATGCGTCTTTACAATGTAACCATGAAGATCAATCGTCTCGAAATGTTGAAAGCCAACATCGGACTTGAAACTGTCAGCGGATTTAATGACCTGCAGAAGTATTTTGATACCACTTTGACTGATCGGACCCTATCGGAGTTCAAACGTCAGGCCGGAATTCTCGGGAAAACAGTGCAGGATAATCAGAAACTGGCACGCTCGATCGTGAATGGATCGTTTCATAATGCAAGGTTCTCTGACCGGATCTGGATGTATCAGGCACAGTTGAAAGATGAGCTTGATAAGCAGTTACAGATTGGATTGATTCAAGGCAGGAATCCGAGACAGCTTGCTATTCATATTTCAAAGGCGTTTGGAGCAAGGCGATCAGATGCTGAGAGATTGATGCAGACTGAACTGGCCCGAGTGCAATCAGAGGCACAGAAACAATCATTTGAGAGAAATGAATACGACCAGTATGAATTTATCGCAGAACCGACCGCCTGCCCGATCTGCAGAGCAATGGATGGCAAGATATTCGCGGTTAAAGATATGATGCCAGGGGAGAATGCAAGCCCAATTCACCCAAATTGCCGCTGCAGTTCTGCTGCCCATATGGATCGGGAAGAGTTTGATAAATGGCTGAATCATCTGAATCAAGGTGGTACTACGAAAGATTGGGAAAAATTCAGAGAAAAAAGTGTTGCAAAATCTGGTGGGAATGCTAAGATGATATCAGGAGCAATAAGTGGAGCGAGGAACCCATATGGTAAAGCGGCGGATACACATGCTAAAAAATATTATGGGCTTGTCCGGAAGATGTCTACAGATGTTTCCAGAATTTCTGAAACTACAGGTTATTCAGAAGACGAAATTCAGGCAATTAAAAATTATTTATTTATAGATGAACATAACTTAGGGGATAATGGTTTTAGGCGGTTCGATCCAGATTATATGATCGGAGAATCATGGAGGCGGCTCATAGACGGGAAACCGGAGCCGCATGATTTAACCTTAATAAATCATGAGATAATGGAGAAAAGGCTAATATCTCAGGGAATATCTCAGGATGAGGCACATATACGGACCACTGCTAAATATAATTACGATAAGGAGGCATCTGAGTTTTATGGTAAGATTAAAAAATTTAGAAAAGAGTAATATTACTGTAGAGTGTGATATTATTCCGGAAGACAGCAAACAGCTTGGCCATATCGTAGTAAATTTGGATTCTGGGGAATTGGAAAACTATTCTTTACCCGAGGGATATGAGTGGTGTAGAAACCATGTACACCATGCACAAATGGCGTTATATGAACTGGCAAAGGAAAAGAATATGCCAGATGAAAAATTACTTATGTGGTATTAATAGCATCAGTCAGCGATGGCTGGTGCTATTTTTATATCTAATTTTAAGGAGATGATGATTTCTTGGTGGATAAAATAAACATTTGCGGTGTACAGTATAGCATTGAAGAACTAGACACGGTGGACAATGATCCGATGACTTTAGGGTTATGCGTATATACAGATGCCAAAATAATGATTAAAAAAGATCTCAGCAAAGACAGAAAAAACCAGACATTTATACATGAATTAACTCATGCTATAGCTTATGAAGCAGGGTTTGATGAACAAAATGAAGACGTTGTAAACAGATTTGGAAAGGTTTTATTTCAGGTACTAAGTGAAAACAGCTTAGCCTTATCAGACTAAGCTGCTCTCTGTGATTATTTTTCTTTTGAGACGCCTTTGAATTTGCCACCGGAAGTTTTAACATCCATAAACTTACCGGTTTTGGTAT